GAAACTGCTCGAGAGTTCTTAACCTACGAATTAGAGAAAGATGCAAATGGTAATTTTAAAGCGAAGTATCCAGATGTAAATAACCATAGTATAGATGCAGTACGATACGCACTAAATGATGAAGTAATGAAGCATAAGGAACATAAGAAAACAGAATATGATCCACTCAACCCAACACCACAAGAGAAGCATGAGAAGATGGTACGACAAATGACAGGGCGAAAGCCACAAATAAAATCTATGACGAAATGGTGATTAGGTGAATGAGATTTATTATATGTAGGTTATTTCATCTAAGAAGATATTGGACAATATACAACACGTGGTATGGTGAAGCTGACTTTAGAGTAATCAAATGCAATAAGTGTGAAAGATATTACAGTATTAAATTAGGGAGAGAAGAACCTTAAATGAAAAAACAAGATGAATTATTAGTATTAGTCGTTTCAATGTTAAAGAAACTCGGTGGTACATTTGAAATAACTCCAGAAATGGCTACATTTGAACTAGATCAAGAGATTGTGATATTAACAGATCCAGAAACTAGAGTGACTACTGTTGCATTACGAGATAAGCAAGAGCAAACTAATTAAAGTGGTGAGATAATGGATAATTATTGTTCTGTATGTGGAAATACGCTACATGGTTTTGTGCGTTGTATGTGTAAACCGAGAAAATTTAAATTAAATATAGATTTAAACAAATGGAAAACAGGAGAACCTATGGAAAATTGTGAACCAATTGACGATGAATTAAGACCTATACCGATTTTAAATAGAGAATTAAAGAAATTAAAACAAGAAGTAGTAAAACTAAATGATGAATTAAAGGAAAAAGAATTAGCGATTCATAGCATAGAAGGTGCAATCAAACATCTAAAAGAAAGAGGATGGTGATTATATGATTCTATTCTTTAGTGGTGTCATGGCTACAATCGGCTTAGTTGGTCTATTTGGCGCAGGTTATTTACTCGGTAACAAGAATACACCTAAAAATATAACTAGACCTCCAACGGACGAAGAACATCAACTAAAACAACTTGCGATTATGAAAGATTTTAACAATCTGATGTCCTATGACGAACATAAAGCGTACAGTAAGAAGGTGAATTAATTGACCAATAATGAGTTTGTAATAGTAGGTTTAGTATTCGAAGTACTTTCATTCTTTACTTTACTGATGTACGGAGCTTATAAATGGGGTTATGAAGTTGGACAATTAGACGAAATGAAGAGGAATATAGGTGAATCAGATGGATAAAACAAAAGCCTGGAAACTCTACGAGAGTGGGAAAAAATACAATAATCAGTTAAAGCCTAATTACTACGACATGGTCGATGCGAATTGGGCTTTTTTTAATGGAGATCAATGGCGAAATGTAGATGCAGAGAATATGCCAAAACCTGTGTTTAATATCATTCGCAGGGTAATTACATTCTTAGTTGCTTCATTAACGAGTAGTAAGACGAAGATTCAATTTGAACCATTACAAGGTACAGAAGGATTGAATCAATTTGATCCATCACATATGGCAACCGCACAAGTAAACAACTTACTTGAGAAGTTTAAGTTTGATATCAAGCAAAAGGATGCGTTATTTGATTCTGCAAATACAGGCGATGCAGCAGGACACTTTTACTTTGATATGAACAAGAAACCTTTTGGAAATGTGGTTACACTAACAAACGGTATGCAGATTGAAGGAGTAACCGGTGAAATTTGCATGGAATTAGTAGATGGAACAAACATTTACTTCGGTAATGCAAATAATAACGATGTGCAAAGTCAACCGTATATCATTGTTAGTGGTCGAGATATGGTCAAGAAGCTAAAAGAAGAAAAGTTACAGTATTCTAAGTTGAAAAAGATGATCACAGACTCTACCGATGTGTCAGAAGATAACACAACATTTGATTCTGCCGGTGACAATGGAAAGATTGAAGTTGATGCAGATGGGTATGGTAAAGCGCAGTACATTATTTTATATGAGAAAAAGAAAATCATTAAAGATGGTCAAGAAGTAGAAACGGTATTCGCAACCAAGAGCACAGAAAAGTCCTATATCTATGAAGAATGGGATACAGGTATGAATAAATACCCTGTTGCTTGGATGAATTGGGAGAAGCGAAAAGGCTCTTATCATGGAATAAGCCAATGTGGAGCTATTCTACCGAACCAAATCTTCATTAACCGTATGTTTGCTATGGTTATGTATCATCTTATGATGACTGCATTCCCTAAAGCTGTATATAACGCAGATTTCGTACCAGAATGGAACAATGAAATTGGCTCTGCTATTCCTATTTATGGTTCAGATATTAATACAAACATTCGTAACATCGCAGGATACTTAGAGCCTGGTAATATGAGTGGTCAAATCGTACAAGTGTTAGAACTAGCGATTAATACAACAAAAGAAATGTTGGGTATTAACGATACATCATTAGGGAATGTAAGGCCAGATAACACTAGCGCAATCATTGCAGTACAAAAGAGTGCAGCAATTCCATTAGAAAACCCTAAAGCGAATCTATACCAATGGATTGAGGATATAGGGGAGATTCTTTTGGATATGATGGGTACGTATTACGGTCAAAGACCATTACCAATGAATGTCAAAGTACCAAAAGTTGATCCAATGACAGGGCAACCACAAATGAATGTTGATGGCTCACCTGTTGAAGAAGAACAAAAACAAATTGTCATGTTTGATTTTAGCCAATTAAAAGACTTATGGTTGAATGTTCGTGCAGATGTCGGTGAATCTTCATATTGGTCTGAAATTGCAGCTCAACAAACACTTACAAATATGTTATCAAATGGCTTAATTGATGTGATTCAGTTCTTAGAACGAGTACCAGATGAACAAATTCCAGAGAAGGAAAAGTTAATCCAAGAGTTAACTCGTAAACAACAACAAGCCGAAGCTATGCAACAACAACAGGCGCAACAAGCGCAAGAACAACAGATGATGACTCAACAACAGAATATGGAACAAGAAGCAATTAAACGACAACAAGATTTAGCATTACAACATGAGAAGTTAGATATAGAACGAGAAAAAATTAAGAGTAAGAAATAAGGCATTTTAGCTAACCACCATATTAGCTAGAGTGCTTTTTTATATGGAGTGAGGGGTAACCATTCAACTTCCTTAAATAATAGAGCAACCATACTCTAGGAGGTTATACCATGTTTGAAAACGAGTACGAAGCTATACTTCCAGATGATTTTGAGGAAACTCCATCTGATGATATACCAACAGAAGATGAGAACCTTGAAATAGATAATGAGGGTGAAGAAACACCTGCTGCAGAAGGTGAAAACGAACAACCTTCAGAAGAACAACAGTTATTTAACGTTAAATACAACAAAGAAGAAAAACAATTAACCCTTGATGAAATGACTCGTTATGCACAAATGGGCATGAATTATGACAAAGTACAAGGGCAATTACAAGAGTTACAGAATGATCCAGGTCGTTTGTTCCTACAAGAATTAGCGAAAGAAAATGGTTTTGATAATCCAAATGATTTCATCTCCAATTTCCGAGCTATGCAAGAACAAGCGAAACTAGATGAACTAATCCAACAAAACATTCCTGAACAATACGCTCGTGAAATGATTGAAAATCAAAAGTTTCGTGAGCAATACCAAAAAGAACAGGAACAAATACAAGCGCAACAACAAGAACAACAACAATATGTAGGCTTATTTGAAGCCTTTAAAGAAGTGAATGAGCGTGATTTCGACCCAAATAAGGACATTATTCCAGATGAAGTATTCGAACTTGCTAGAACGGAAAATGTACCGTTGAAATTCGCTTATAAAGATTTCGCTTACAAACAACTAAAACAACAATCTAGTATTTACAAACAAAACGAGCAAAACTTGAAGCGAAATGTGGTCAATAGCACGACACAACATGGAAATGGTGGTAATCAGTCTACTGATCCATTCGAGGATGGTTTTGACTCTTACTTTAACTAATAAGGAGAGTGTCAAACTATGGCAGTAAATTTAGCTTCTAAATATTCAAGCAAGGTAGATGAAAGATTCCGTTTAGGCGCATTAACTGAAAGCGCAGTACACCAAGATTATGATTTTGAAGGGGTAAACACAGTTAAGGTATACAGTATCTCAACTGCTGCGATGAATACGTATTCTCGTACAGGTACATCAAGATACGGTACTCCTGCAGATCTTCCAGATACTGTGGCAACTTACACTTTAACTCGTGACCGTTCATTTACGTTCATCGTAGATAAAGGGGATGCAGAAGATTCAATGAACGTTCGTGAAGCAGGGAAAGCTCTTGCTCGTCAATTAGCAGAGGTTGTTATTCCAGAGATTGACACATACCGTTTATCTACTTGGGTAACTGCAGCAACTGCAAACGGTGGTCAACCTACTGCGGTTGATATTACTACATCAAATGCGTACTCTAACTTCTTAGCAGCAACTGCGTATTTAGATAACAACTTAGTACCACAAACAGGTCGTGTTGCTTTCTGTACTCCTGCTTATGTGAACTTTATTAAACAAGATACTTCGTTCATTAAATCAACTGAAATCGCTCAAAAAGCGTTAATTAATGGACAAGTTGGTGAAATTGATGGAGTAGCAATCGTGAAAGTACCAGCTTCTTACTTCCCAATTAAAACGCCATTCGTTATGGTTCATAAATCTGCTACTCTATCACCTAAGAAATTACAAGAGTACAAGATTCACGAAAACCCACCAGGGATTAATGGCAACCTAGTTGAAGGAAGAATCTATTACGATACTTTCGTATTAGATGCAAAGAAAAAAGCTGTATACCGTCACGTAACAGTTAACTAATAGGAGGATTTTATGGAAACTAGAAAATTTGTTCATGTTGATGATGAATCAAAAGTAATTGAAATTGCAAAAACTGATTTTGCTCAAGTTCACGCAGATGCAATCCTTTCTTTTACTGATGAAGGTGGCCACAAACTATTCAAAGAAGTGATCGAAGAAGAAGTAGTTGAAGATAAGAAAAAGAAATAACAAATCTTGAGGGGGCATTAATTGCTCCCTCTTTTTTTGTATGTGAGGTGATGAAATGATCCTTAAAGATATTCGAGCAGAAGTAAACAAAGACATTGATGATCAACTCAATAATGCAGATATAAACGGTTGGGTAAATCGAGCACTAGACGATTTAACACCGTTTGCACAGTTTAAGAAAAAAACAATCATTAATTTAACTCCTGGAACAACTGATTACACATTACCAGATGATTTTATGGATGTAGTGAATATTAAAGTAGACTGTGAGCTTCGTAGACTTCCGTTAAACGATTTTAATAGTAGTGGATATAAAGTGATAGGGAATACGTTATCTCTTCAAAATACGAACACTACTAGCCTTGTGCTTGAATTAATTTACATTGCTACACTCCCTCATTTATCAAATGATGATGATGTACCAATGATTCCTGCAAACTTCCATCATCTACTTGTTTTGTATGCAGTCGCAAAAGCAAAATACGCAGATGAAGAACTAGGAATGCAGAATAGTGTTATGAGTGAGTATGAATCTCGTAAAAATGATTTTATTCGCTTCGTAAATCGTCAAAATCCAATCCAGAAGATAAGGGATGTGTATAGCTCATGGCAAACAAGCTATTAAGCACATTCCAAGACTTCTCACTCGGACTAAATGATAAAGTCGCAGCAAACATCTTAAATGATATGGAACTCGCAGAATCACAAAACTGTTTTGTTGGTCGAGGGATTATTGATAAACGCTATGGGTATTTGCCTTATAGCACATTATCAGCTACAAATCTCTATGAATTCTTTAAAAGTGACTACACAAGTGAATTTCTAGCAGTAAGCGGAACTTCACTTTATAAGGATAACGGAAGTGGTACATTCTCAAGTGTTACCATGACAAACGCTTTGACTACATCTACTGTCAAAATGATTACCTACAATGACCGTTCGATGAATGACGTTGTCCTAATTGCAGATGGTGGAGAGTTAAAGATTTACAACGGTACAGAAGTAAAGGAAGTTGTTCCACATACTCCAACTACTGATGAATTAACAGATCCAGGAACAAATGATTTAGCTAACTTAACAAATTTTAAAACGTTCGTCATTCATGGTGAGCGTATTTATGCGTGTGCACATCCTACCAATAAGAATCGAATTAATTTTTGTCACATTGATCCTAATTTAGGATACGGAGTGTATGACTATTTCCCTGCAACTCACTTTTTTGATGTAGCAGTAGACGACAATGACGAGATTATTCAGTTAAAAGTCTTTCGTGATGCAGTTATTGTATTTTGTAAACGTTCTGTATGGGCATTATATGGCAATGGTCGTACATTAAATGACTACACGCTAGAGAAAATTAATGTTCCAACCGGTTGTATTGCGCCAAATAGCATTGTTGAAGTAGGAAATACCATCTTTTACTTATCTGAAACACATATCTACTCATTAACTTCTACAGACCAAAGTTATATTTCGGCAGAAGTTGTATCAGAACGCATTGAAAATACTCTAAAAGGTATTTCTCTTACTGATAAAACGCAATCTGTCGCTACATTCTTCAAAGATAAGTATTATTTGAGTTTTCCAAATGGAACAACGGTTGTATTTGATAACTTAATCGCCAATTGGACAGTATTTACCAACATACAAGCGAAAAGTTTCTTAAATCGTAGTGGAGTATTATACTTCGCCGGTTCAAAAGTGTATAAATTTGATGAAAATACTTGGTCTGATGATGGAGTGCCTATTGTTACTCGAATTAAGTTCAAGAATATGGACTTAGGCTACCCTGTTCAGAAGAAAAAAATCCGTAAATTATGGGTAGTTGCAAAGCAATATGAAACCTTATCATCTGATTACCAAATTAAAGCCATTGTTGATTATTTTGAAGTGGATATTACAGACATTTCAACAGATGAATCGCTCGTTTGGGATGAAGGGGAATGGGATAATGCGAATTGGGATTTCAAAGAAGTCATAATGAATAAACTTCGTATTCGTAAGAGTGGAACAAACTTCCAATTACTCATAATTAATGATTCATTAGATCAACCATTTACATTTTATGGATTCGCTTTGCAATTCAAGTTGAAGAAACCGTAGGGGGTAGGCTATGAATACAAAACAACAGTTTAATAGTCTATCGAACCGAACAAGTGATTTAGAGAAACAAATAAAAACAATTCAAGGTGGAAATAGTGCGGATTGGTCGGCTATCACTAATAAGCCACCTACGTTCCCACCAAGCGCACATACACATTTGATTAGTGAAGTATCCAATTTGCAAACAACGCTTGATGGTAAGTCAAATACAGGGCATACACACGATTATTCAACCTTAACAAGTATTCCTAGTACGTTCCCACCATCGGCACATACTCATGCTATTTCTGATGTTACGAATCTACAAACTATATTAGATGGAAAAGTAGATGAAACAGCATCAACAGTTAGTGGGAATTTAAACACTTATGTAACTTCAGGTTTTTATTATGTACCTGCAAACACTACAAATGCGCCAACTACTTTAGCTTATGACTTGATTGTTACAGGAAACGGAACACAAGCATTTCAATTAGCAATATACGTTGCAGGTGGTACGGTTACAACTAGAACAACCCAAAACGGAGGTTCTACTTGGTCAAGTTGGGTAAACGTACCGACAGCGAGTCAATATCAATCATACGGAAGTAATTTATCTACCAATATTTTAACAGCTAAAGCGCTTTATGATTTAGGTTATAACGGAAGTACATTTGATATTCAAACAATTTCAACTGCATTTGATTTAAACACAACTTCTGCTAATACGGTAATTCGCTACTTAACAGGGGCTTTGACAAATCAACCTAATGGAGTAACAACAGGTATACTATTTCACCAATACCGAGTTGTAAGTACAACAGATTATATTCAACATGTAATTACAAACGAAACAACACCTCGATACTTCATGCGAACAAAAACAGCAGGTACTTGGGGAAGTTGGACTCAAATTAATGATTGGAATAGTATTTCAAATAAACCATCTACATTCCCACCATCTGCACATACTCATGCAGAAATCGGAACACTAGCAAGTTTAACAACTACTAATCAAACAGACTTAGTTTCTGCAATCAATGAAGTAAACGCTAAGCCTAGTGGTGGTGGAGTCGCTTACAACTCTTTCGCAGATTTAAACAACTGGATTAGTTAAAGGAGGGATAATATGGCTCAAATATCTCGTAAATATGATTTTCAAGGTGGAACAAAAGCGAAGTCGCAAGAAGTAGATGATGAATTAAATCAACTAGTCGATTCGCACAATTCATTAGATTCTAGTGTTACATCATTAACAAGCCGAGTTGCAACAAATGAAGCGACAATTATTAGTACGCAATCTTCTTTAGCAGGTAAAACAGATCGTGGTGGTGACCATCTCGGAACATGGCAAGGACTACGACCTAGCGACTTAAACGCAGGTCAACAAGCGCTTAATCTAGCAGGAAAAGAAGATAAATCAAATAAAGGACTTCCTAATGGGTATGCAAGTTTAGATTCAACAGGAAACGTACCACTAAATCAATTAAGTAATGTCGTTACAAATCCAATCGCAACCCTAATGTATTGGGTAGTTTAAGGAGGGTATTCATATGCCAGGAACACCAAATATTAAGAAATTTTATGTAGGTCAACCAGGAACAACAGCTTCAACGGTTTATACTGCACCTGCAAATACAACTGCTCAAGCTTCACCATTTGCAACTGCCATTATTAAAGATATTTGGCTAGTCAATACAAGCGCAAGTGCTGCAACAGTGACAATCGGTATTAACGGAGTAGCTGCAGTCAATCAAATCGTACCGATTCAATCGAT